GTAAGATAAGAGGTGTAACACGCTTGACTAGGCGGCTGCGCTTAACGACGCAGCAACGGCTAATCGCGTTATGCATCAGCGTAGCGCGGTTAGCAGTCGGAGGGATGACGCGGGATAGACTCAGAGCCATTTATTCCTTTTCTAAGGCAGTGATCCTTCTTTATAGAACCCGAGGTCAGAAGGGTCTGGTCTTGTGGTTAAAAGCTGCCAATGTCTGTCTTATGACAGCCACTGGCGGTTCTCCGAAGAAGGACAGTCGGGAAGTTGGTGCGTTCGTCGCCTTATCACGGAGTGGTATACCGCGGTTAATACCCGCGTTACATCGCCACCGGATAAGACGAGGGGACGATCAGCTTCTCCGACTGTGGTTATCCCTCTTTGGGCTCTTCCGGGTACTGAAATACCCGGCGGAAATCAAGACGGAGACCATTACTCGTCCTGGAGTAGAACTCTCAGTTCCATTCCTATCCTCTTGGGAGACATGGTTAAAAGACCATTTCTTCAAGGGGGTAGAGAGTGTAACTGACGAGAACTATAAAGGGATGAACCCTGAATTATTACCTGCACCCGAACTTCTCGCTCTTGCCCAGAGTGGGGCGTGCTCAAAACCTCAGATGAGTTCTTTCTCATCTCGGACTTGGGCCGCCTACATTTGGGTGACCGGAGCGATGCATGTACCAGGCCCTGAGCATCAGGGCCGTGAGATCCCTCCCAATTGGGGAGAATCTCTTCCTTGGTATTTGCATTATTGCGGTCAATACGAGGGAACCAAGTCTCTTTGGACGAAGATGGAGGCCGTGGCGTCATATGACGCCACGGGGTATCCGTTCGCAGGGAGACTTGCTACCAAGTTAGAAGCTGCGGGTAAGGTTCGTGTGTTTGCCATGGTCGATTACTGGACTCAGGTTGCCCTGAAGCCTCTGCATGATAGTATCTTTGCTATGCTAAAAGAGATACCTAGTGATGGTACTTTTGATCAGCATAAGCCTGTTAAGGCTTTGATCAAGAGGAACAAAACTGGGTATTTAGCTAGCTTTGATCTATCTGCAGTGACGGATCGGCTTCCGGTGCGGATCCAGCAATCGATCCTGGCGGTGATGTTTAATGCTAACTTTGCTCAGGCCTGGAAGTCCCTGTTGGTAGATCGCGAATACGCGCTTCTACCATCGGTCAAGGATCGCCCGAGGGATCCGATTTATCTATATGATGAATCATCGCGCTATCGGTACGCGGTTGGCCAGCCCATGGGGGCTTACTCGTCTTGGGCAATGTTAGCACTTACGCATCATGCGATAGTTCAGTTTGCTGCTTTTAGAGCAGGTGTAGATGGTTGGTTCAAGGACTATGCTGTCCTTGGTGACGACATCATCATTGGGAATGAGGATGTCGCGAATCACTACCTGAGGGTGATGGAAATCCTGGGCGTTGAAATCGGATTAGCAAAATCTCTGATTAGTAAAAACAAATCAGGTGAGTTTGCGAAAAGATTTTACCGCTCAGGAGTGGACGTCTCTGGTTTACCATGGAACTTGTGGCTTATGTCTCAGCAATCGCTGAGTGCATGTGTCGCAATGTGCCAATGGTTAAACCTTGGATGGACACCCTCATTATCTCAGGCAATGGCAGCATTCGGGGTGGGAATGAAGAACATGGCTCGACTAGGTTCGACCTGGGAAACTCTTCCTAGGCGCCTAGCCGCTCTCATAGTTATCATTTCTCATCCCGACTCTAAAACCGCTTTCTCTAAGACAAACTGGCTTGAATGGGTCGGATGCCGTGGTCCTCAGCTCCCCCAACTTTGGGGGGATGAGGCGTCGACGTGGGTCTCACCTTGGATGGATTCGCTCGTAGAGCTAACCAACCAATGTGAGGAAATCCTCGATCGGCGACACAAAGACGTATTCTTTTCAGAGTTTACGGCCTCTGTGGACCCGGTGATCCAAGGGATTCTAACCAGGACCAACGCTGAGTTGATCGTCGTAGAGAGGCGGATTCAGGTAGTCCGTGACACCATAACCCATTTCCATCGGCTCGGTATTTCTTTCCAGGCGCGGCAGATTTCTGCCATTATGTATCAATCGATACGTATGCTAGAAAATTCGGTGGCGAGAATTCCTCTTCCTATCGCGGAGCTCATCCGAGCCCGTGAGAAAGAATTGGAACCTCGCTTTTCCGATCTCTACCGCCTTTGGAAGAATATTCGAGTCCGAGGATCGAATACCTTTGGTCTCGGGATACCGGAAGGTATCCCACGGATACGTCCTTCCTCAGCTCCTTATCCAAAGGAACTAGAGGTTGATTAGGACGGCCGCGAGCCTTGGTCTACT